AACAGTAGGTGTTAATATTAACACAGCTAGTATAGGATACACCGATAATAATAAACCTTCTGAAGGTGATTTGATTTATATGACAATGACTGAAAGATTATTCGAGATCAGATACGTAGAGCCTAAATCTCCATTCTATCAATTACAAAATCTTCCAACTTATCAAATGACTTGTGAGTTATTTGAATATAACGATCAACATTTCGATACTGGCTATGATGAGATTGATGCTATTGAATGGAAAAACGCTACATCATATAGTTATATTGTTGCTGCAGGAAGTACAGCATACCAACTTGGTGAACCAGTTAAACAATGGACAGGCTCTAATGATAGTGCTTCTCCGGCCGTAGCTATTAACATAGAGGGTTATGTAGCTGGTTGGGACGGTGATAACAATAGGATAACTATTATATCTCCACATCAAAGTACTAATGGTGATGGAACATTTATGACATTCTCTGTTCAGTCTGCTTCTACTAAGAAGTTAGTAGGTACATTATCTGGTGCATCTTTAAATATTGTAACAGATGAAACTACATCTATTACACAATATAACCAAGATGTATTTGCTGACAACGATGAATTCGAAGTTGCTGGTGATAGTGTTATAGACTTCACTGAAACTAATCCGTTTGGAGATCCATAATGTTTGCTAATCATTTTTATAACGAATCAACTAGACGAATGGTATCCGTGTTTGGATCTATCTTTAATGACTTAGAAGTTGTTAAAAAAGATTCAGCTGGAAAGATACTACAAAAAATTAAAGTACCTCTTGGTTATTCACCAAGAAGTAAAGTACTTGCACGTTTATCAGAACAAACAAGTGATCCGAAGATGGCAATTAAGTTGCCACGTATGTCATTTGAAATATCATCTATGGAATACGATGCTAATGCACGTGTATCTAAACATAAGAATTATACAAAGGTTGTTGTAGGTGATACAGTAAGCTTACATAAATTAGGTACTCCAGCTGTATACAAGGTTGGATTCGAATTAAATATTTTAGCTTCAACACAAGATGAAGGTCTACAGATGTTAGAACAGATACTTCCAATGTTTCAGCCTGAATACACAGTAACAATAAAAGATATTCCAGCAATGGATTTAACAACCGACACTCCTATTGTTTTAACAAGTGTTGATCTAAATGATGATTATGAGGGTGATTTAGTTACGAGGAGAGCTATTGTTTATACACTATCTTTTGAAACTCGTATTCGTTATTACAGAGGTCTTGGTAAGAGCAAACAAATTCTTCAAACAGAAGTTGATTATTCAAAGAATCCTAATCCTCTCCTTAGTAAATTTGAGACACAAAAAGTAGTTGGTACTACCACGAGCGATGGGGCTGGTGGATTCAAAGAACCATATACTGAAACACTTAACTTTTTTGACACCGACATATAGGAGATAATATGGCACATGAATTTCAAGCAAAATTAGTAAGAGTAGTTGATGGTGATACCATTGATGCAGATATAGAATTAGGATTTAATATATTCATGAGGGATCGCATCCGTTTAATGGGTATAGATACACCTGAGAGTAGAACAAGAAACCTACAAGAGAAATCTTGGGGTATGGCTTCTAAGCATAGATTAATAGAGCTTATGGCTGAAACCGATGGACACTTCGTTCTTCACACTGAAGAAATGAAGAAAGGAAAGTTCGGTAGAGTATTAGGTACTATTATGGTTAACGGCAAAGATGCTAACCAAGTACTAATAGATGAAAAACTTGCTATACCTTATCTTGGTGGTAATAAAGATGAGAGCCGTACGAAGTATGGTGTAGTAGACTTATGGAATACAGATTATGAAAACCCACAGGAACACGACGATGACCATGAACATGGCGACGAACCAGAAGGGATTGACTGGCACGCAGAGTAAAGTCGACTCGGACTACGAAAGAGTCCGAAGAGATTTATTTGACTTAGCGGGACAAGGTGACGAAGCTATAGAGCTTATGTTAGAACTTGCCCGTGAGTCAGAGCATCCGAGAGCATTCGAAGTTCTTGGTCAGTTAATTAAACAAAACGCTGAGATAGGCGAAAAGATTCTAAAACTCCACAAGACCAAGAAGGAAGTCGATAAAGAAGACGATACACCTACTGCTCTTGCTGGACCAACTAACAACAATGTATTCATAGGCTCTACAGCTGAACTACAAAAAATGCTACGTGATGAGGAAGTAATTGAACAGGAGCCAGATTTATTTAAAGAATGAGTAGAGAAACTAACTACCTAGGCAATCCTAATGTAAGGGGTGCTGATGTAGAACATGCATGGACTAAGAAAGAACTAGTTGAATATAAGAAGTGTTTAGATTCACCTCAGTACTTTGCAAAGAAATATTGTAAGGTAATCCATTTAGATAAAGGTTTAATACCCTTTAAGCTATACCCGTATCAAGAGAAAATGTTTGAATCATTTCAAGAGCATCGATTCAATATCGTTCTGGCATGTCGTCAGAGTGGCAAATCCATCGCTGTTGTAGCTTATCTTCTATGGTATGTAATCTTTAAGGGTGAACAAGTTGTAGGTGTGTTAGCAAACAAGAATGCTATTGCAAGGGAAATGCTATCACGTATTACTCTTATGTTAGAGAACCTACCATTCTTTCTACAACCAGGGTGTACAACACTAAACAAAGGCTCTATTGGCTTCTCAAACAATAGTAGAATCATTGCTGCTGCAACATCATCAAGCTCAATTCGTGGTATGTCACTTAACTTAGTATACCTTGACGAGTTCGCATTCGTTGATAACGCTACAGAATTCTATACATCAACCTATCCGGTTATATCATCTGGTAAAACATCTAAGATCATTATCACATCTACAGCGAATGGCATAGGTAATATGTACCATAAACTATATGAAGGTGCATTGCAAGGAACAAACGAATTTAAATCCACTCGTGTAGACTGGTGGGACGTACCTGGAAGAGATGAGAAATGGAAAGCTATGACTGTTGAGAATACATCTCAATTACAGTTTGACCAGGAATTTGGCAACTCATTCCATGGTACAGGTAATACATTAATTAGTGCAGATATACTATTAGCATTAAGAGCCACTAATCCAGAAGAGTATATGAACAACGTTAAAATATGGGATCAGCCTGAGGAAGGCCACACCTATCAGATGTTTGTTGATGTATCCAGGGGAAGAGGTCAAGACTATTCTACATTTACAATCATTGATGTGTCTCAGAACCCTTTTGTACAGGTATGTACATACCGTGATAATATGATAAGCCCTTTACTTTTTCCTGATCTTATATACAAGTATGCTATGCATTATAATGAAGCCTATGTAGTAGTTGAATCTAACGATGCAGGACAAGTTGTATGTAATGGTTTATACTATGATTTAGAATATGAGAACGTATTCGTAGAGTCTATGATTAAAGCTAATGCTATCGGTGTAACAATGACTCGTAAAACTAAACGTATAGGTTGTTCTAACATAAGAGATATCATGGAACAACACAAATTAATAATTAAGGATGAGGAAACTATAAGAGAGATGTCTACATTCGTAGCTAAAGGATCATCATATGAAGCAGATCATAACTCACATGATGATCTTATGATGAACTTAGTTATGTTTGGATGGTTCACATCTACTCCATTCTTTCTAGAATCAACAGATGTTGATATGAAAAAAATGCTATATGCTGCAAAGGTACAACAAATGGAAGACGAAGTTATACCAGTAGGTGTCATGCCAATAGATTCAGATAACGATCATCCGTTCGGAGCAGGCTGGAAAACATGGAGACCATAATTTGTATAAATAAGTATATTGAGAAATGCACGTATTATGAAAATCTTATAATTAACATGAAGGAGTTTAGATGGCTAATCTAGTTTCGCCTGGAGTACAGGTAAAAGAAATCGATTTGACCAATGTCGTTCCGTCAGTATCATCAACTATAGGAGCTATGGCCGGTTCGTTTACGTGGGGCCCAGCGAATGAAGTTTGTACTGTTACATCGGAAACTCAATTGGTTGAGAAATTCGGAAAACCAGACGCGAATACTTTTGAAAGTGTTCTATCTGCATCCCAGTTTCTAAGCTATGGCAACAATTTAAAAGTTGTCAGAGCAGTTGGTACATCAGCACGTAACGCGACAGTGTCGGGTACTGGTATATTAACACAAAACGCTACTGTTTTCAGTAGCCAATCACCTGCAGCAGCGGACTGGGCACAAGCTCGTTACCCTGGTGTTACAGGTAATGCGGTAGGAGTTTCGGTTCTTACAGCAGGTCAAACAGGTACAGCATGGCAGTTGAGTAATGTCGAAGGCTTACCAACAACATCAGCAGGAGCGGCCGCGGTTGGCGGTTCTAATGATGAAATTCACTTGTGGGTTTATGACGTAAACGGTTCAATTACAGGCGCAGCTGGTACAGTGCTTGAATATTGGACATATTTAAGTCAGGCAAGTAACGTTAAGTCTTCAGATGGTTCAACATTATATTACAAAGATGTAATTAATGCAGGGTCACAATGGGTTCATATCGGAAACCACGCAGCAGCTCTATCTGAGGCAGGTAATTCTGCAGCAGGTGAGACATTTGTTACTGTAGCTTCATTCTTTGCCAACTTAACTGGTGGTATTGATGATAACGTATTATCTGTAGGTGAGACTACTACGGCATATGCTTATTTCGCTGATGCAGAAACAATGGATGTAAACTTAATGTTCCAAGCAAACTCAGGATTGAGTGCAGCTGATACAAGAACACTAAGTAATTTCATCACTGCAAAATGTGCAGCAAGAAAAGATGCGGTAGGCTTTGTCTCTCCAGAGAGAGCGGCAACGGTAAACGCAACGTCAAGTGCAGCGGCTACGGCAGTAGCAGCATGGAGAACAGCTTTAACTTCAACGTCTTACGGCTTTGCAGATTCAAGTTCACTTTATGTTTATGACAAATACAATGATGTATATCGTTGGATTGCGGCAAGTGGTGCTACAGCAGGACTAACAGCTAACGCTGATTTAGTTGCTGATGCATGGTTCTCGCCGGCTGGATTTACACGTGGTAATGTGAGGAACGTTACTAAACTAGCATGGAACCCTAACCAAGCAGAAAGAGATGCATTATACAAGACAGGTGTAAACCCTATTGTAACTTTCCCTGGTCAAGGTACAGTGTTGTTTGGTGATAAAACTTTACAAAGCAAGCCAAGTGCATTCGACAGAATTAATGTTAGGAGACTATTCATTGTTCTTGAGAAGGCAGTTAGTACAGCATCTAAAGCATCATTATTCGAATTTAATGATGAATTTACGAGGGCTCAATTCAGAAATATGGTTGAACCTTTTTTACGTGATGTTAAAGGTCGTAGAGGTATTACGGACTTTAAAGTAATTTGTGATGGAACCAATAATACTGGTACTATTATCGATACTAATAAGTTTGTTGCTGACATTTATGTCAAGCCTGCAAGATCTATTAACTTTATCACCTTAAACTTTATCGCTACAAGAACGGGCGTAGAGTTTAGTGAAATAGCAGGAGGTAATTAAAGATGGCAATTTTAGGCGTAGATGATATGAAAGCCAAACTAGTTGGCGGCGGTGCTAGACCTAATCTATTCAAAGTAACAATGGCTTTTCCAAGTTATGTTACAGCGAATGTAGAATTGGCATCATACATGTGTAAAGCATCTTCGATGCCAGCATCAACAATAACACCTATTGAAGTTCCATTCAGAGGTCGTCAATTGAAGATTGCAGGTGACAGGACGTTTGATCCATGGTCGGTTACTATTATTAACGATACTGACTTTAACGTACGTAATTCTTTCGAACAGTGGATGAATGGTATTAATCAACATGAGAACAATACAGGGTTAACACAACCTAGTTCTTATATGGCTGATATGATTGTTCAACAACTTGACAAAGATGGTACAGTAAAGAAAACTTATAACATTCGTGGTACATTCCCAACTAACTTAGGTGCAATTGAACTAAGTTATGAAAGTGGTGATGTGATCGAAGAGTTTGAAGTGGAAATGCAAATACAGTATTGGGAGTCTGACAAGACATCGTAATTCATCGATATAACATAAGGAGTGCCTTCGGGCACTCTTTTCTAAGTGTTATAAATAAAATTAAGATATTTAGAAAAGAGTGTATAGGATAATATAAATGGCAGAAAACAGATCACTATTTGGCTTTGAGTTTAAACGTAAAGCAATAGAACAAGAAAAGAAACCCGTATCGTTCACACCAGATAACGAGGATGGTGCATATGAGATATCCCCGACAGGTGGATACTTTGGTCAATACATGGATCTCAATGGAGATCAGTACAAGAATGATAAAGATCTAATCATGAAGTACCGTTCGGTAGCAACATATCCAGAAGTTGATATGGCTATTGAAGATATATGTAATGAAGCAATCACTGATGAGAATGGTGTTGTTGTTAAACTAAACCTAGATAACCTAGATCAAGCAGACAATGTTAAAGATCTAATCATGGAAGAGTTCGATAGAATTCTAAGTTTAACTAACTTCTCAAATACAGCATACGATACATTTAGACGTTGGTATATCGATGGTAGACTATTCTATCATTGTATTATCAACCCAGCTAAACCTGATGCAGGTATAGTAGAACTAAGACAAATCGATCCTACAAAGATTCGTAAGATCAAAGAGACTGAGAAGGTTAAAGATCCTAAGACTGGAGCTGAGCTTGTAAGAGAAGTTGCTGAGTATTATTTGTATCAAGAT